TTTCCGGCAACACCTGCTCCTGCATCCGAAATAGTTAACATAGCACATCCGAAATGTCGCACACGGGCGACAACACAACCTTCGACATATGCCAAACCTTGAGCTACAGTAGTAGAATCCATTTTCAAATTCATAGCAATCGACACACGAATTGTACGACGAGCTCCAGCAGCAAGTTGAAACTTCTTCACCATCAAAGATTTCCAATACTCTTTAACAGCAGTAACGTTATTACCGGGATCACGTTTGATCCACGGCAACAAACCATTAGAAGCACCGAAATTTAAAGCAACCGTAGGAGCTACACCGGATACAGGAAGAACAATGGCCGTATCAGGCGCTGTAATCGGCGCCAAATATTCATTATCCTGCCATAGACCTGGCAAAAACTGTGTCGCGTCAGTACATTTATGAAAATCAATAATAATGTGAGAAGGGTGATCTGACAGATTCACAACTTCCATAGTGAGAGTCACATGTTGTAACACAAATGAATCAAGTGATGGTTTAGTCAAAGCGCCATATCTAACTCCAGCTGGAACACCCTGAATAGGATTCAAGGAAAACCAGCCTTTAGCCGATTGACCTAACGTAGGCGTACCAACCACATCTGTAGTCCATTGAGCAGCAGCGCCGATTATAGCAAAATAATCTTCTGCAACGACACCTTCCGTAGATTGAGTAACAACGGAATCATTCCGATAATGATGCGTTTTAAATCCGATCATTTTAACTGGTTTGGCCACTTTGAGTTTGTAATTAACCATCGCAACAACATTGTCTGAACCAACACCATCAACATCAAGTTCTTTCTTCTCTCTAGTGTTGATCATAGTGCGAGCGCTACCGCCGGAAAAGGACGGCCTATAACGTGGAAGAGAGCCAAATACTGGCGTCTTCCTCTTCTTAGTTAACAATCGTTGAGCAGCACGAAACGACGGAGAGTAAGGAGTATTATACATTTTATTCATTTAATTTTAAGCAAACCCCAGACAGTTAAACCCCAGACAGTTAAACCCTAATCCGCCATATTCATGGCTGCAGCGAGCTGAGTGTTGGTCCAGCCGGTATTAAGGTAATGACCGGGATTGCTTCGGGCGTATCTAACGAGCCGGCGGGCAAGACCTCTAAACGGGAGTTGCATTCTACGCCTAAGTCCAGCTCTGTATCTAGCTGCGATCGGCATTTGGAGTTCAGCCGGCAAAGCGCGAACACGCCTACGCAAACCACGGCGCCGCACGTTAGACCGAGCACGAGCAATGGCTCTTGTACGACGTACTGTCCTGTCAGGATAAGAAAATCTACCATTAGTCATTATTATATTGCAGGAAACTCCACAATAGTCAATCGGCGCATTAGTGCTTCGATGGTTCCAACATCTGCTTCGGGGAACCACAGAGTCGGACACAGGTTAGAGGTGATCCAGATCGTTTGCGCGCACAACGGTTTGGACGAGCCTTTGATTTCAATACGTACCGGATAACGGTCAAGCCATCTGAGAATATGGGCGATGTCGATTCCTCCACGAAACTCGTCGATAACAACATGCTGCTCACCTTGGTAGCCACACCAAAACTTGGATCTGGGATCCTTACTATAAGCTCCCATTCCTGCTTCGTCCCAGGCTCGCCGAGACTTTCCAGTTCCAGTTGCGCCCCAATAAACGTGGCAGGTTCGAAGAATTCCAACAGGAGTGTCGTGATCCGCCGCAATTGCGCGAAGGGTGCGGTAGCTAACCACACGTATACTTGGGGGGATGGCAAGCAAATCTCCTTTTTTGGCACTGGACCAAACGGACTCCCAATCTGGCTTAGAGTTCCTGCAGATGGGCTTGGTTCCAAATTCGAATTGAGTATCGGGTACCCTGGTAAGTTCTTTCCAGACATAGTCATTCGCTGCGGCGGACTTGGTGAGCTCGGCATGGGAGCCGGGAAAGCGCACGAGTAATCCGGCGAGGCTGGATTTTCGCACAAGGGCCAGGCAGATCTGCCAGTGAAGATATCCGCCTTCTTCGCCTTCTTCTTGTTGACCGCGAATCCAGCTGAGACCGTCGGGGAGTTCAGTGGGACAGGTGTAACTTGCGGCTGGGATGGTAAGGATCCAAAAGATTCCTTGTCTTCGGGCAGCCATGGGAAATACTCTAGTGACATTGCATACTTAATGGGGGGGGGTGTTTCTTTTAAACATTTTTTCTCGGGTTACACCGGAACCAGTTCCGAAATTAAAATAAGGAAAAAATAAGAGTGAGAACGGAGAACCGAGTCTAGTAAGTAATACTTAGACTCGATTCTCACCCGTTCTTTTTTATTAGTTAACAAGGATATTAAGGGCTTGGGCATTAAGATCAGTATCAAGAAACACTTCTTTAGTCGTAGGATTGTTCGCAGGGATATTGTACATCGCAGTATAACGCTCTTGCTTAGATAGTTGTTCCGTAGTGTTACGAAACGTCAAATCCTGAGTGACAAGAGCACCAAGCTTGGAAATAGAATGAATCATCTTTCCGGCAACACCTGCTCCTGCATCCGAAATAGTTAACATAGCACATCCGAAATGTCGCACACGGGCGACAACACAACCTTCGACATATGCCAAACCTTGAGCTACAGTAGTAGAATCCA